GAAGGCCACTTATGTCGCTTATCGCCTGAGATTTTTTTCCTCTTGCGTACTTTGCCATTAATATAAATTCAGCGCAGTGGGCTGAACCCTCAGAGACACACCATCATTGTCGGAAGCCGCTGCGAAATCAAACGACCTCTCATACATTTCGTTTAGTATTGAAAACTTATCTGTCGCGTATTTTAGTGACAGCTTGCTTGCCAGCCCAGCGCAGATGCATTCGTTCCATCGATATGGAATGTCAGCGTTTTGATCAGATGCTGTAATGTCTTGAAGTTGGGTTATTGCCCAGTACACAAGACTGTATGTTGTCCTGTCTGGTATTTGCCAGATGTACAGGATCGGCGTAATTTGCTTGTCCAGCATGTATTGGCTTGGCTTGCCGCTCGACGTTTTATTTGGCAGTTGATTGTAATCAGAGATCGACACACGATTAATGATTTGATCGGACGTATCTGTCCCAGAGCTATCGCGAACGACAGCGTCCAGAATGTCAATCGTACCTAAGTCTAGGGTGTAGGGCGTTGTTTGATCCTTAACTAAGGTCAAAGTTTTTTGCTCTAGCGTCCAGTAATTGATACCCCGATTGGCCCACTCAGAGAAGAGCAGGTTTAGGCTGCGCCGTGCTGACACGGCCCTGTCACCTGTTTGCGTTTGGGGATCAATTCCACAACGCTCAAATGCTTCAGCAATTATTTCCTCTACATCTGGTTTAAAAGCTACTGTGCCTGAGAGTGCCATTTATTTCCCCTACGCGAAGAACACATTCATTAGCACGACTGTGGCAACGGTATATTTTACAGATAAGCCAGCCTTAAACAACATGCCCTCATCTGGAATAGTATTGTCCAGAGTTAAGTTGTCTGTGCCGATTGTTTGTGCTTTGAATATAATAGTACCACTATCTGGCGTACCATTAAAGAAATCAACCAGCCCTGCTGTGCCTGCCGATACAATGGAATAGCCTTTCAGCCTTGTACGACCACCACCAGCCACTGCACTGGCACACAGTGAGCCAGAGCCTACTGTAATGTTCGCAGCGTATTGGGCAGAACATTCCACTGCACTAACTGTGACAAATAACTTAGCGCCTGCGACTGCTTCAGCAGACCCAGTTGAAGTTATTACTTCAGTGATAGCACTTCCGAAAACGTCAGTGCCTGTTATAGTACACGTCTTATTGTTGTCACCAGTTCCAGCCGTTGTGACAGTAACATTTCTAGCACCACCACCTAAAAAGGTTGTTGCTGCCATTGTTGCTGATGTATTTGGTCGTGCTGCGGTTACCAGCCGATCAGGGTCTGCCGCATTCTCGTCGGCTATAAACCCGACCTGTACGTCTGTTTGTACGCTCATATTAATCTCCTAGATTGTAAAGTGGGGGTTGCCCCCCACCAGATTAATTACGCAATTTGAACATACTCAATGATGAACGTAAACGAACCAGCAGTTGTAGCATTAACAGTGTTGGTAATGTTACAGAAGATGTTTCGCGCCGCAGAAGCATACTGAACGGATGCAGGAGCAGTTGAGGCATCTTGAGTCTGAACAACTAATTCAGTCAAAGTTACGTTACCTATAACAACTGTTGTACCAGCATCTAAGATTTCGTCAGCCTGAGTAGCTACAATCTGTGAACCAGAAGAAGATGTACCTACTTCATAACCAATGTCACCACTTCCCGTTACAGGTGCAGTTACACAAAAGATTTTAATGTCAGTAATAACTGTATTAGCTGGCTGTGCAAATACGCCAATAGTTGGCGAGTCACCAGCAGTTGAGTTTACTGTTACGCCTGTGGCAAAGCCAACGTGCTTAACAAATTTATCGGTAACAATGCCCGTGGATGCAATAGTTGCAATGTCTGTATAAACACCAGTTGTTGCATTTTTTGATACTACTTGAAAGCCGCCTTCGGAACGCACTGGTCCTGTGAATGTTGTATTAGCCATGATAATCTCCTGTCGTGGCAAATGTCAGCCACATTGTGCGGCTGTCAGGGATGCTGGCACAATACAACAGGTCTGGACAAAAAGAAAGGGGCGATCCGAAGACCGCCCCAATCAAACCAAAACTAGGTTTTTAGATTATCCGCCTTCGGTGCCAAAGATGCCACGCCAGTCGGTGACGCCAAAGCTGTAACGCTCACGCACTTTATAGCGCACGTTGCCAGTTTCGAAGTCGCCTTCCATACCCTTACGCATGGCTGAACGCTGGAACATTTTCAGTCCGTCAGGCACGTCAGTCTGAACAAAGAACGCATCGCCGTCTGTCAAACGTCGCATAATGTGATAGCCCTGTGGCAGATAGCCACCAGCCTTAATCGCATTAATGTCGTTGTCGGCAGTACCTGTGCGAAGCTGGCTTTCCAGCAGACGCTCTGCAACAAACTGATACGCAGTTGGGATGATTAACTGAGTACCCTGCGCTGCAATCCGAAGGCCACGATCATCTTTCATATCCGAAATTTGGATAAGAATTGACTCAAGTGATGTTTCGGACAGATCAGCCGCCGTGGCAAGCACGTTGGACTGAATGCCGTTCTGTGTTGGGTGCGATGCACTCAACAATACAACGCCGTCACCACCAGTTACACCAGCGGTCTGTGCGTTATTCAAGACGTTTGCAGCCTTGATTTCTTTGGTCGATGCCATCGACCGTGCCAGTGCCTTGGTGTACCGTGACGCCAAGCTACCATACTGACCATCCTCTTCAGCTTCTTCCGTGATGGAGAAGGCCAAGGCGATAGTTTCGTGCTGGTAACGCGCAGTCCATTGCTGACCTGCTTGGTCGTAGGATACTGATCCACCTTCAGTTTTCGTTGGCGCTAGGCCAAATCCACTGAGAAGCAAATCTTCTTCGTATGCCTTTTGCGAGGTATTCGATTCAAAGACAGCTTCGTATTCTGCTGGATAGCGGTCGTACTCAAGTCCAAAGAGAGTGTTCAGACCCGGCTCTAGTGTTTTCGCAAAACTTGCTCTATTCATTGCCATTGTTCATACCCTCCTTATATACCAGCGACATTGCTACCAAGGACATGCTCAGTAACTAGCACCTCCAAGACTGCATTTGCGCCGAAGGCATTATCTGGAGTGTCATGTCGCGCAATGATTTTGCAGGTAGCAACACTTGCAGCCATTGTTCCGCTCAATTCAAAACCAGATTGGCCTGTTACAGTTGATCCTGCCCCAGCGACAACATCAGCACAGTTGCCGATATTTGTCTGAGCGGGAGTTCCCGCAGACTGTGCTTTATACACAATCATTGGATCGTCGTAGATATACAGAATGATGTCAGTGGCTACTGTGCCTGACGGCCAATACTCACTGTAAACATATGACCCGTCTGCTGCGGTATACGATACCCCATCAAACACACCAATGTTATTAGTTTCTGTTGCAGTGTGAGGGGTTATCAAGCCTGTACTAATCAATACACAAAGATCACCCTTGAAGATGTTCTCAGCCAGTCCACTGGCGCATGTGTATCTATTCGTGCGAGGTATGTTACCGCTCATGTGACGAGTTGGGACGAACCCAAATGCGGCGTCTACATTTGCCATTTTTCGCTCCTATAGCGTAAAGTTTTAATCGCTCATGGCAGAAAGTGTTCTGCCGCGACTTGTTTCAGACTGTCGATCCTGATGGATCGGTAATCCACTTTGCCGCCCAAGCGCATCAAGCTCACCCACAACTGATTCATTTTGCTCATCGCTCTTGTTAAGGTAGTACGCTTTCATGGAAGCGTGACGTTCCTTTGGCATTTCGCAGAGGAGCATACCCTCAATTCCGATTGATCCTGTCCACTGTCCGTGATTGATAGTCGGAAACAACTTACTTTTCACAGTTTCAGCAGAGCGCGGCTCCCATCCTTCACGCATACGCTTGTATACGTTGTCTGGGGTGTCTTTACCCTGTATCGATGTAGCGACCCACCTTTGGACATAGCCGGGACGGGCTTCTGGTGCGTCCAAAAGTGATGGTGGTTTCCATGCTGCTTCTGGACGAACTTCGTCATCCCGCATGGAAGATCGCGATTGCTCTGCACGAACATTTCTTTTCTCAGACATAACTATTGATCCCTCTGTTGACGGCGAATTTCGGCTTCATATTTTTTGAGACCACGTTCGTCATTAATTCCAAGTTCCCTAGCCATGCGAAGTTGTTCTTGCGTCATACGCACACGATTAGTCTTTGAAGCTGCTGACCCGCCTGTAGTTGGGGCGACCGGAGACCTACCTTTTGGACGCTGCTTAGGACTTGGACCTGAGTTTAGCTCAGGAAATACTTTTTGTAAACGACCATTAAGTTGCATATAATAATCGTCGCTGTTCTTGTCGAAGCCTTCCAGATCAAGCTGCACGTCAATTGCCCGTGCCGCCGCTGTTTCTCGCTCAAAGCCTTGGGCATTAAACCAGTCATTTTGCTTCCACCATCCCATAGCCTTTTCGGGTGGCTCTGCCTGCTGTTGGCGTTGCGGTTGCTGTTGTTGTGGTTGCCGCTGACGTTGCTGCTGTTGCTGCTGACGCCCCTGCTGCTGCGCCTGTGCCACGCGCATGGCCGCTCTCATGTCGGCCATTTGCTCTTGGAAATTAACTTGGGCTTCAGTATCGCCCTCCTCAACAGCCGTGTGCAGCGCCTGCTTGGTTTGAGCGTATCGATCATTAAACTGCTTTTCAGCAGATTGCTGTGATCCCTGCTCTAGCCGCTCCAGTCGCTTTTGCAGTTGCGCGTTTTGCTCTTGGATTTGACGTGCCTGTATTTCAGCCTCCCTGCGCTGACCTACCAGCTTCTGGATGCGCTTCTGAACTTTGGGGCCGTAGTCTGGCTCCTCTTCAGCAACATCCA